TCCATGGACTGATGGAATTGTTCTTTATTCAATGATAAGGCACCTGAATCCTAAAAAAATAATAGAAATCGGTTTAAAGTCGCCAAAACGACCCGTCCCGCAAATTTAATTCAAACCGTCCTAATTTATAGGCTCAAAACCGCATTTAAACAAAGTTCAATAAGCGGTTAAACACCTTCGTTACCCTATATTTGCACCGCCGCCAAATTAAGAGCTGTTGTCAGGCTTCTTTCACTAAAGATAAGCCCGGACAACAGGAGGAAACTCCTGCGCTCTTAGTTTGGCGGCACCAAGCTTTAGCACGTCCGGGCCTTTTTACTTCGACTGGATGGAACACACCGGGATCAGTTCAACAAAAAATCAGATATTCAACTCTCAACGCATTCATAAATGATAAAAGCCCCATAACGGGGCTTTTATCATTGTATCGGATAGTTAGAGGTCAACACCTCAACCTTTCGCTTTAAATAGCCGCTCTTGGCGTTTACGGTGCAGTTCATTTCTAAACTCCACGTATGCCAACCAAACTGCTTACTGTACTTTTTCAGTAACTCACTTGGGTAACTACTTAATAGAAACTTTCCTTTGATCTCTGAAAGTGTTTGCAGTAATCGTTCAAAGTCTTCAATACTGTAACCATCGTAATGCCCACAATCGCTGTTGTAGTACGGAGGGTCGCAATAAAAGAAACTGTTTTCACTATCTCTGCTTTTAATGATGTACAACGCATCAGCACACTCAATCTGTACATTCTGCAATCGTATTGCCAAATCTTCAACAAAACGTTCCTTCTTAGCCTCTATCAACTTTGTAGTTCTGTTTTCTTTTTTGTCAAAGCCAAACGAACCGTCGAGCATTGCACTAAAGCTTTGAGAAGATAAAACCCATACAGCCCATGCACGTTTTACATCGCTAAACAAATGCGGGTTTGCATAAATTACCTGCGCATCCTTGTGTGCCTTACGACTGTGTAAAGTAACTCGCACCATTGCCTGCAAGTCAACAAACTTTTCTTTACACACTCGGTAAAAATTCATCAGCTCCGTATTGGTGTCGTTAATCACTTCCACCTCGCTTTGCTCTTTGGCAAAGAATACAGCAGCTCCACCGGTAAACGGCTCAGCATACAAAACGTGTTGCGGAATAATGTCAATGATCTTGCTACATAACTTCTGTTTGCCGCCATAGTAGCTTAGCGGTGTTTTCATTTTAGGTTCACTCATTTTCTTTAGTTTTTTCGCTTCTTACACTAAAGAATGAGTTTATAATTATTCAAGCGTTATCAACTGTCTGTTATACAAACAACGCTCACCGGGTTTATGTACATTTCTGTTCCACCATTTCCATCCAAACTTATCAACTGCAAACCAACGCCAACGTATCTGCGAAGGATCAATATCCAATGCAAGCATCCACAATACAAATTCGTTATCGGCAAAACGTTTGCTTGTAGCTGTTAAATAATACAACGCATCGTGTGGTATTGCAGCTGGTGCATAAACACCGCTTTTTGGAAACAACGGTTGAAACAACCACGGCACACTGTTCTCATCCCAAATAAATCCTTTATCAACCTTAAGCAACCGGCCATCGCTTAGCTGATAAGTAACAGGAGTGGTAAGCATTCGATACTTACCACTCTTATCATAAACAGGTGTATCGCTGTAAACATTTCCTTGCTTAGCTAAAGCAAGTATGTTCGATGTTGTTACAATCATGCACTTAAAAACGTTTTCCCATCAATGATTTCATTTGCAGTAATATCCCAATTCGCTTGGCGTATTGCAGGCACTTCTGTTGCAACAGCAATCCAATCTGCATTTCCGCTTTGCGCACCTGCAACAATTTGCGGCAACAACATTTCATTCATTTCGGTATTAATCATGTTGGCTTGGCCTTCTGGCTTGCTGCTTAAAATTCTGTAGATGTAAATAAGATCGGCAGCAGTTACCAATACCGTTACCGTTTCATCATCCTGCTTGCCAGTTGTTGCCGTTTTCATTCTATTTAATAACGAAAAGAACTGTGCAGCAACAATGTTTTTAAGAATGTTGGCAATAAAGTAAAGGTGCTTTGCTTTTAATTGTACTTGTATCATAGGTCGTTTTTAAAATGTAGAAAGTGCGGTTCGCTTCCATCCGGCACTTGTTTTAAGATAGATAAAAGAATCATCCCAACTAACATCGCCAATATTACCATTGCTATCTGATGTTGACGTTGGAGTATATGAAATTCTAAGTCTAAGTTGATTATAACCGTTAACTCCTTTTACATCTAATTGAGAAGTTGGAAATCCGGCAAACCCTATCCCAGTTTTGCCAGCTCTTGTATTAAACAAAACATCGCCCTCAGTAGTCTCGATAGCCCTAACATGACCAAAGCTTCCAGTCATTCCAGATTTAGAAGCATATAAGTCAATAAAAAGGCCCTTAAGAGTATCTGTTGTTGTTATGTTTGAATAATAGTGGTTTGTAATCCTATAAATATGCTTAGTTCCTGAGCCGATATTGCCAAAATATCCTTTATTTAAAACAACACCATCGGTGTACTTACTTCCAGCATTTGCCATTGAACTATTAATTGTAAAAACACCATCCTCATATTGGTATCCTGCGCTATTACCACTAAATGAACTTGACACTCTTGCTTGTATAGGCCCTCCTGTTCCCATTGTAATAAAAGTATTGCCTGAGTTTACATTTAAATAACTTCCAGCAGCACCGGTAACGCTATAAAAGACTGTACCAGATTCCATATATTTAACTGAATTACTTCCACTAACATACCTTGCAGCACCATTAACATCTATTTTATATCCACCATCAGTTGGTGTTCCGTTACCAAACCAAACATTTCCATTATTGAAAAAATGCAAATAAGTATTAGCACCTCTACCAAACGACAACGTCTTGTTTGTACCAAGGTTTACAAACCTATTACCGGTTAGCGAATCACTTGTGTTGTATAAGTTAACGCCACTGATTGTCCACGTTCTATCTGCATTGAGATTATAAGTAACGCCGTTAATAGTGATCTGCCTTGTTTGCGGCACGTATCCCGCACTCGCATGATTACCCCAACCATACGCCACATTCCAGTTACTTGAATTATTGACTGTACCAAACCATGTGCTTGCAACATAAACAGGATCGCTTTCCGATGGCGATTCGTCACTAAAAGCGTACACCGGCAATCCACCAACAACAGCAAACACACTATCGGTGCCTGCTTTTTTATACAACCTGGTTACCCACTTTGCAATTGTATCGGTAATGTTGAGTTTGCCAGCCAAGCCACTAAGCACATACGTTTTTAAAGCCAATGCACTTGGTATAGTTCTATCTGTTACAGTTTGAAACAACGGATCAACACTGATGCTGTCTGCAAAACGATCTCGCAGCAGAATAGAGTTTTTAAAATGTCCAAGATCAGTAACCGTAATGCGCTCAAATGTTTGTCTTTGAGCAAAAGAGATTGATGCAAGCAGTACACATACTGCCGTTAAAAGATGTTTTTTCATAGGAGTTATCTTGTATAAATAATCACATTGGTATTTGCCGGTAATTCGCTGAAGTACAAAGTTGTTGCAGCATCTGCTTTAAACACACGACCAACAACTACACTTTTGTTTGCAGGTATATCGGTTTCAGTAACCAATTCATCGCCGCCAGCTGTTAATCCAATCTTAAGCGTGTACAAATCAGTGGCCGACTTTACAACTGCAAACTCAAACACTTTACCAACAGGCAACTCATAACTACCGCTGCCACTCCAAACAAATTGCTTGGGTGCAAACAAACCTTGCAGCGAGTTAAGAAACTCTGCAAGTCCTTCAATTTGCGAAATAGGAATAGCTTCATCCTTATGCCAAAAGCTGCGCCATGTTTGGCGAAACTGTGGATCGGTTGGTTTCTTCCTTCTCGCAAACCATAAATCAATTGTTGTTTGTGGTATTGCCATAGTTAACCAATAAATCGGATGAACATTACTACTTTAGATGGCTGTACAACATTATGACCTAAGCCATAAGTACCAAGAGCTTTTCCAGTACTATAATTCGCAGGAACATTAACGTTAAATCCAATATCACCAACAGCCTTGTCGCCAGTTGCAAGCCTTGTTGTATTACTATGATCACTGTTATCTCCGCCTGACTGTCCGGGTATTTGAATTGTAAAGTCTGGCAACTCTTGCGCAGTAAGCGTATGCTTTTTTTCTCCAAAAACAGCACCTACAGTATTAAAATCAGGATCAGTGTCGTCTAATACAACAGGAACTCTACCTTTCCAATCAGCATCAGGAACAGCTTCCCATCCTGCAGGTATCTCTGCCGCTGGTCTTCCCCAAAAAAGCCAACTTCCATAAACTGTTGTTGGAACACCGCCAACATCGGCAGTATAACCCATCAATGGCTTCAACATTTTTTCAACCTTATCCAAGCGGGAAAGCACACCGTTGTTATGATTATTACGCTTGAAGTCTGCCCACGCAACCTGTCCTGCACCACTTCCAAATACAGCTTTTCGATCTAAATAATACGGTCTGAATGTGCCGCCTTCAAATTCCTTTGTAGTATCTGTTTGTGCAACAATTACATTAGCAGCAACAGGCCCACCTTCAAATGGTAATACTTCGCCGTTAATGAATACAATACCGGCAGCAACAACGCCGCCAACTTCCTCACATCCTTTCAATATTACATTGTCGCCAGCCAAATAGCCGAAGCCCTCAAGCTGCTGCATCATTTCCTGCATATACTTCCATGTTTCTGTACTGGCAGGCCATCCTTCTAAATGATCGAATGATAGTTTTTTCATATTTAGATTCTTACAATGTTATATGCCTTACCTGCTAAACGGTATTCGGCAATTAATGATTTTAATAATTCAAAGTCGTAATAAGTAGTTGCAACGGTAGTTGGTATCTGTACAGTAAAATCAACGCCGCTGTCTTGGTAGGCATCTTCAGGCCAAAAGTATTTTGTACCAAAATAAACATCACGCCGGGCTGCATCGCTGTAAAAGTAAATTCGGTCTCTTCCTGCAAAGTCTACAATTCGAATCCGTTTTTCAATAGCATCAAAACGGTCGTTGAGTACTTTTTGAAAATAACAAACCTGACAGTTGTGGTTTATTCTGTACAACACTTGAATGCGGAACGTAACCATTCTATCATACACCTGTTTAATCGGGTATATCATTGCACGCATCAACAACATAAAGTTGTTATGCCTCAACCATACAGGCACAAGCCAAGTAAGTAATTTATAAAGATCAAACGAGTGCATGTGGTATGTAGTTAATGGTTAAACCGGCAACATCAAAACGAGCATACCCGGCTGTTGGAATGTAGGTGGTAGAAATGCTTTGCCACAAGTCAACACCTATCTTTCGTTCAAATGATTTTACAAATACATTTTTCTCGCTCACACCATAAGCATCTTGTAAAGCATCTGCAAAACGAGCGATAGACAATTCACCATTAAAGCCCACCTTTTTCAAATAAAGCTTTGCAGCCTCTTCAATTGGCTTACCACCACCATCCGTTCGGTTACCATTTATATCGATTAATTGAGGATTAATGAATACATCAATAGTTGCACGCAATAAATCAGCTTCACGGTTGTAGACTATAATTTTGTTACCAGCATCTTTTATCTCGTTTATAAAAGATACAAAAGCAGCCTCTTGTGGTTCACTTACAGTAACAGGTTCGCCATCTAACTCACCAGCAATCTTAATTAGCAAAACACGTCTTCCATCAACTGTGCTTTCATTCACAGCAGCATACTTAATAATCTTACTCGCTTCTATTTGTGCTGTGGTGTAACCGGTATTGTTATACTTATCGCTTTCAGGATAAAGAGGTATGCCGTATTGAAAAGCAAGTGCTTTGTTTCTATACCAACGAAGGCCATGCGGCAGCAATGCATTCATTAGATCAGTTACTAACGTTACAAATGCATCAAATGAATATTCCAACGTCCAAACGCAAAAGGCTACTGCATAAAAAACAATCTTCCAAACAGCAAACTGGCTGCTATTGGCAAGCATTTCCTGAACCTCTTCATTGTTTTCAGTTACAGCAAGGCTGTTAGCTTCGCCAATAATAACCTCAAAAATTTCATTAACGGTACGTGCCATAATTATAGTTTTCAGTCCTTATTCCACCTCCCTTTCAGGGGAGGACGGGTGGGGCTATTCTTGTACTTCAAAATCGTCTTCAATAGCCCAAAAGTCAATCCCTTCAGGTTTCAATATATCCTCTGCATCGGTTGAGCTTGCCGGTCGCAGATTGTTCATTGCAAAAACATCTGCAATACGCTGCTTAGTTCTTTCTGCTGCTATCACTTTTATTTCCGAACCGGGCAAAAGATCAGCAGTTGGATCAATGCCATTCAATGCAGCAATCTTAAACAACGTTTCAGGGTCGCCCAGCTCCTGTATGCAGATGTCGAGCGGCGTTTGCCCGTAATACACAACAATAGGTTTCTTCTTTTCAAACTCAACAAACAACAATGGCCTGCGTTCAACTTGTTTAATCTCCGGCAGCTTTAAAGCAGTACCAGGCGCAAACTCATCTGTTATTTGTAAGCCGTTTAAATTGGCCCATTCAAACAATTGTTCGGGGTTTAAATAAGCGGTTGCTGCATCCAGCAGGTTTTCAACCAGCAAAACCTCTTCAATCGTTTTTTTAAAAGAACTAAACTTAATTTTTTGGTCAGGCCGCTCAGCTTCTACACCTTCAATCTCAGTACCTGTAACAATATCATCTGTAATATTCAGCCCATTTGCTGTTGCTAAATCAAATAAAGCAGTAGGGTTGCCGCAACGTGTTGCAGCATCCAGCAATGTATCACCATCATAAATCAGGATAGGTTGCTTCATAATCTAACTGCTTGGTATTTTCATCATAAGCCACGCTGTTTACTTTCATGCCGTCCTTTACAAATTCTGCTCGCACCATGTTCAGCAACTCATCAGGATTGTCACCGTTCAAAAAGTTCTCAATACCTACACCTGCATCCGGGTATTGCTTTACACTTCCTTTCTGTGCAATAAGGCAATGCTGCTGGTGCTGTTCGTTACTTCTACCAACACCCAACGAAAAATCAATGTCGCCGTTTTCTTTAACCAACAAATCTTTCATTATTGTATTGTTGCTGTGCCTGCACCGGGTTGTACACCTATTACCTGTGCAAACATTTTAAAATGTTTGATAATCTCGTCCGCTTCATCTTTCGCCTCTGCAAGTCGCATGGCTTCAATGCTGCCAAACTCTGCATTTATCTGCTCAATGGTTTTGTTGCAGTACTTCTGTCGTACAGCATACAATGCAGCTCCTAAAGTGTCTTTACTTAATGGCATCAGTCAAACAGGTTTTCAATTTTTACTTTAGTAGCAGTAAGCTTTGCATAGTCAGGGCCGTTACCAATAGCAACAACAATGGGCAAACACGCATCAACTATGTCGGTTAATATCTGCTTTACACTGTCTGCACCTTTCTCAATCTTAAAGCCACTTGCTTTTTGCTGATATACTGTTGCGCCAATTTCAGTTTTCACTTCATCCACTTCACTGTACATGCACACGCAGTATTCATTATCATCGCCAATACGCTGCAACAAAACAACACTGTCAACAGCAGGCTTCACATTGAGGCCTTTCAAAGAATCTACTATCACAGCCTTTACACGCACATCGTAGATCATCAGTTCGTCAATCTCCACGTTCAATGTATCATCACCATTCACCTCCTTAACAATAGCAGGAACAAGCGTTGCATTTTTACCGGCAATATTTTTAAGTGCATTGTATAATTCCTGTGATTTCTTCATGTGCTTACTTTAATATCAATCTCAGGTTTTCGCCTGCCTCCACTAACACCAAATGTGGTGGTTACCGTTCCTACATAATGCGTTCCCTTCCTGTCGGGAAACTGCCTGTTTTCTATACTGGCAATTGTGCCGGGTTCGCAATAAGGAAGCAGAAAAGTTTCAAAGCTGCCTTTGTAGCTGGCTGTTGAAACTTTAGCCAACTCACTTTTTGCCATTGCTTCCAAATGCTTTTTATCATAATCGGCAGTAAGATTAATCTCTGTCTTATCGCCGCCATCTTCACCAGCCTCGCCAACTACTTTGCTGCCATCTCTTTGCACAGCGGTTATCTTAACTTTATAGGGCTTATCGCCTGTTTTCTCATACTTCAACTCATCTGCACTAATTACGTTGCGGTCAATCACATACTTCACTCTGCTTTTTTCTAAAGTGTATGGAAGGCCAACATATAAAGTCTTTTTGCCGTTAACGGTTGTTATGTACGAAGTCATCAAATGTTTATCCTTCAGCTCCTGTAACACAGCAATACCCGTAGCATTATTAATTCTGAAATTCTTAAACTTCATTTCGGGCATCTTATCGTACTTTTCAAGCTTCAAACCGGTTGCCTTATTCAAGCCATCAAGAAGAAACTCAACCAATTTTTCTAAGGTTACTTCACGAAAGCTTTCTTTATAGTTCACCTTTCTAAACAAATACAATTCATCTTCACACTCTAACTCAATCGGGCTTTTGTAGTTGATGCGCCGTATATATCCTTCAAACTCTAACCGGTTGTTTCCGTTATAACCGAATTCAATTTTTATACTGTCGCCTTCCTTTATCTTGTCAACGATCTTTACCCGTTGCAGCATATCGTTGTTGCGCAGTACAATACTCAAGGGCAATACAACCTTGGCCGATTGTATAACCTGGTGCACACTCTTTTTAATTTCAATATTGTTTACACCACGCACAATGTATTTGCCGCCAATGGTTATTTTGCAGGTAAGCTTTAAATACATCAGTTAACAATTTCGAGTTCAAAATCAATATTGCTTCTGCCACTGAACTGAATAACCTCTACAGTTTCTTCACCTTCACCACTCAATAAATCTTTACGCTTCAAAATGAAGTTCTTTGTTGGTTGCAGGTAGATGTCGGTTAACGCACATTCAAGCGTTAACGCTTCATCCTTCATCCACAATTCATACATCTGCTTTAACTCTGTTTCGGGCCATGTTCCTTCATCATTCAGCAACGTGCAAATGATGGTTATTTCGTAAGGCTTGGTAAACACTTTTTCAAACACGGTGCCTACATCAACGAGGTTGGTTTCAATAATCTCTTTTTCACCGCTGATGTTAATTAAACAGTTGGGCAACTCAATGCCGTTTAATGTTGCAGGCAAAAACACCCATTGGCCTAATACGTTCTTTCGCCACAACCGGGATCCCGTTTCGCCACGCACTTGTTTATCCATTGATGCATCGGCATCAGCTCCAACGTTGGAAGCTTTAAACTCATTAACAGAAAGTGTTGTTTGCTCAGGGCTTTTCGGAAAAGGCAAGCCACGAACACCATACACTTTGCTCAATATGTCTAATACCTGTACTGTTGCCATTATCTTGTTTCTAAGCTTCGGTTAATGCCGTTTATCTGTTCAAGCAGCATCTCAACAATTTGCTCAGCTGCTTGCCGTCCACCGGCTTCTAATGTTGTTGTGTGTAATGTAAACTGCTCAATCAGTTTGTGGATGGTGAGCGTTACATTGCTTGGCCTGCCACCGCTGCTTACATTGCTTGCAGCTTCCTCACTTCCTTTACCAAGGCTTCGTTTATTTTTTGCGCCGGGAGTAAAACCCGCCAGCGGACTATCTGTATTTGCAACACCTGCTGTATTAATACCCGGTATAGGTTCGCCCGTTGTTGTTACTTTGGTTTCAATGGCTGCTTTCACTTCAGGATCATCGCCGCCACCAAAGAAACTCTTTACACTATCCCACACATCACCAATCCAGCCAAACAGCATTTCGAACTTTTCTTTTATCCAATCCCACAGTTGGCCCATTGTAGCTTTAAAGCCGGGGAAAATTCTGTCGGTAACATCAATCAGCCATTTAAACGGATGGTGATCCCACACCCATTGCGCAAAACGGAAGATGGCAGCTTTAATCTCATCCCAATAATTTATAAGCAAGGCAATAGCTGCAACCGCTGCACCAATAGCTACCACAACAATACCGATGGGGTTTGCCGTTAAAGCAACATTTAAGCCCCATTGTGCGGCTGTTGCTGTAATGGTTGACGCTATCCACGTACCCATTGATGTAAGCGAAGCTGCAATGCTTGTTACCAATTGTGTTTTACCAAGTATAGAAAATGCATGTACTGCACCGCCAAGGTTAGTCATCATTTGCAGGGCACTTCCACCAATTTGCACAAAGGGTAAAAAGCCTTCTGTTGCGGCGAAAATATCAATGCTCAAATCTTTAAACCATGCATTCACCCTCGCCATGCGTTCGCTAAAACTTCCCATTGTTACGTTGGCAATATCAGTAGCTGCACTGGTGCCTACAATCGAATTATTAAGGCCATCAATCGTGTTTGTGCTGTTGATTAATGCAATACCCGCACTTACCGATTCTGTACCAAACAGCTGTGTCATTGCAGCTGTATCATTCATAATCGGTTTAAGCAGCTCCAACCTTTGCGAAAGCGAAAGCGATTTGTCTGCAAGTGCATTTACATTAATACCGGCAGCCTGCAACATTTCTATTGTAGCCTTCGGCATAAAACTGCCTTCACTCAACCGGGCCATAATATTTCGCAAAGCAACGCCACCCTCTGCACCTTTCTTACCGCTGGCATCCAATACCTGTATTGCAGCATTCAGTTCGCTAAACGACACGTTGGCTGTTTTCGCCATCATACCACTTTGTTCAAGTGCGGCCTTTATTTGTGGAAGCTCTGCACTGCCTGCCTGAGCCGCCGCACTCATAATGTTCATCATCTCGCTCTGAATGCGGGTTGCTTCAATCGGGTCTTTCAGGCTTACACCATACTGGTTCATCGCCGTTGTTAATACCTCTGTTGCAGCAGTCATATCGCCGCCAAGCTGCTTACTAAGTAAAGCTGCATTGCGGGTCATTGCATCCAGTTGCTCAGGCGTTTTTGCAAGCTCAGGGCCAAGTTGCGAAAGCAGTAATTTGTTTGCTTCAACTGCACCTGCAGCACCATCGAGGCCAAACTCTTTTGCGGTTGCTCTTGCACGGCTACCTATATCGTCCAATGCAGCACCGGCAACGCCGGTAATTGCACTTAGGTCGGTCAAAGAACTATTAAAGTCAATACCAGGTTGTACAGCTCTGTTCAGCTCACTAAACACAGATTGTACAGCTTGGCTGATGTTATTGAAGTTGAATGCCGATTGACCAATTTTGTCAATCTTATCATTCAACCCGCCCGTTGCCTGCGCTGTTTCAATAATCTCGCCCTTCAGCTCTTGTACAGTTGAAGCTGAGTTACCGGATATAACCCTTATCTCAAATTGTGCGCTCACAGGTTTAAAAAAATAGGCGGCTCGTTTTACTTAGCCGCCCGTGGTTTTCATAGGTTAATTATTTTTCTCCGCTTGCCTTATCATTTCGAGGTATGCAACATTATCAGCCCACTCTTCATCACTTAAATGTGTTGGATCAATGTGCAGATAATAACGGATCGCCACGTTCCAATACTTCACAGTTCCTAAACGAGCATTAGACCGGGCTTTGTCTAACACTCTGCCAATTCCCCCTGCTTAACTTCCATAAGTTTCGATAACTGAGAGCTAAGGCCAAAGAAATGCGCATCGCTTGTTAACAACTCTTCGTCGCCGCCAAGAAAACAACCCTTTGCAAGCACTTCGTTACTCTTTACAGGGTTACTCTTTGCCAATGCAGAACTTGCATCCATTGTATTTCTGTCGGGTGCTTTAAAGTAGCCCGCTTTACCATCTTCGCTGGAAAACTTAAATACTTTGCCAAATTGTTTTTTCCAACCGTCAATGGTTTCAGGTGTAATCTCAATTAATGATGGTTTTTTCATTGCTGTATGTTTTTGTTCTAAAAAAATGGTTTAGATGTTGTATAAGATTTTTGTACAGATGCCGGTAATCTTAACCGCCATTTCTGTATCGCCATTCTTCATACCCTTCGGTTGTTTACCCGGACGGAAACCAACAATTCTGTCACGCACAATCTCTGCATCAACACGGTAAGCCACATTAATGTCAAACACCAAGTCGGTAATATCGCCACCGGGCTTAATGCTTTGAGCGTAACGGATCATTGCTTCAAGTTCGCTTTGTCCGATAGAGTAAGATGCCTTGGGTGTTTTGTTGCCGGGGTTGGTGCCAAGTGGCGAACTGCCACGGCCACGAACGTGTTTACTGTCACGCTCTGTATCATATTCAATTTCAAGAATACGAACCAGCGGTCGGCCTAATTGAACTACTTCAATGTTTTCCCAAGCGTACTCAACTTGATTTATCATAGGTATAAAAAATTAGTGTGGATGAATTACAATGCAGGTGTGTAACCAATACTCACCTCAATGCCTTTTGCCTGTCCGTTGCGCACAACTTCAACCTGTGCTTTTACTTTATCCTGTGCAACATCAACAGAGCTGGCTTCAACAATACATTTAACGCCGCTGGCTTGCTTTCTACGAATCATTTGCACGTCAATGGCATTTTCTACATCGCCCTCCCAATCAGCTGCAACAGCAGGGCTTAAATTGCCCGTTTCAGGATCAATTTCAAAATCTTCATTCAGGTGTTCAATCAAAATACCATAAGCAAGCTTCTGTGTTTTGATGATTACACGTACCCAGCTAATAGAACTAAAGTCGTCACTTTCAGGGCATGCCGTAGGGTCATCATTAAAGAAGAATCCTGCTTTGCCGGTAATCTTGCGGAAGAACCCGTAACGTTTATCGTGCAGTGTACCTAAACTGTTTACAATCGATTTATCACCGGCATTTGTACCGCCAATAAACCACGCATCAGTTAATACCGCTCCAAGGCCAACCCATGAAATATTTGTGTTAACAGAAACGGGAGCAAGCCAACCGGCGAGCGTACCAATTGCAGGCTTTCCGGTATTATCATCAGCAGCTAAACTGATGTGTACCAGGTTGCAGGTCATCGTACTCAGGTTACGCAGTGTTGCAACGTTAGCAAAAGCAAAACCAAAGCCCGGCAATACGCCAAACAAGGGCTGGTTATCTGTAGTAAACTGTTCGCACAATGCTTGCAGCTTTACGGCAGCGTTCCAAACATCCTGATCCAGTCCTTCGAGCAATGTTTGTACATAACCGGCAGGCATTTTCTTATTAATGAATAAGCCTGTAATCTCACCGTTTGCAGCAAGCAAAAGGTTTTTCAAAACGCCGGTTGTTTTATCGCAGAGGTCTGCAAGCAATACAGCATCGCTGTACAGCATAATCCAAAGCTTTGTTCCTTCGCCTGCTTTTGCATAAAAGTTTACAATCTCATTATACGCAAGCGGGTTGTTGCCAACAGTAATACCTAAATCAGTTAAGCCTTCTAAACCAAAAATTGCTTTTGGTTCTGCAAGTGCAATTTTGTCAACCACAGCAGTACCGCTCACAGCCAATCCAAATACATTGTCAATGGTTGGTTGTGTACGTCCTAATTTGCCTTTGGTTCTTGAAAATCTTACATCAGGTAAGCCGCTCATATAAAAAATTTGTTGTGATAGAATTAAGTGAAATTCAAACAGGGTTTAATTAACAGTCGAACACGGTAACAGCTACGGATTTGTCCAAACCTCTTTGATGCTCCAAAGCTTCGATCTTGTTTCCGGATAGAAACACCTGTTCATCACTGGTAATGTAAAATCGTTTCTCGTTCGGGTATGCCTTACGGTACTTTTCCATTTTGCCATGTATTTCAACAGCAGCATCTGCAAGCTCTTCCTCTTCTTTTTTATCAATGGGCAAAACACTTGTTTTTGTTTCACCATCAGCAGAGGTTGTAACAATCTCATTTGGCTTTGCTGCTAATTGATCACTTGCAGCAGCGTTAGCTTTCAACTCTTCAGGCAATTGCTTTTCAGGTACAACTTCAATCTTAATTACGTCACCTTCTTTTACACCTAATTCGTTTAAATCAGGATTAGAAACCAAGTCTGCGCTGTTTACTACATGGTCAACCAGTTCAGGCTGTTCGCCTTCAACTTTTACCTGTTCTGCAACAGCAGTAGCGGGCTGCTCTTCTTTTGCAGTTTCAGTAACAGTTACACCTGCAACACCTTTGTCGGTTGTTGTTTTTACAACTTTCTCAGTGTCGGTGGTTTTCACCGCTTTATTGCTGCCTTTACCGCTGCCAGTAGCTTTTGCCATATTGGAGTTTTTAAAAATTTAAGGATGAATTGTACGCCTTGCAGCAGTACAAATAATGCACAGGCCCATAGTATTAAGCGTTCAAACCAAGTACGTTTTACAACTACGGTTACCTGCTTATCTTTTATCTGTTCCAATTGCTGTTTCTGCAACTGGTAAATTTCTTTGTCTTTGCTAACGATCACCTGCTCTAAACTGTCGCAATGTGCAGTAATGGTAATCGAGTCGGTGCCATGCTTTTCAAATACAACTTTTGCACGGCCATTACTTTTTTCGGCATACCGGTAATTACTGTCGGTTAACAGTTTAACAGGTATTACCATATCGGCTTTCGCCATTGGTATAAACACACGGTTCACATTCGCAATCTCACGGTAATGAAAACTATCTTTACCAAGCTCCCTGGTTACCTCTTTGTTTACGCTTTTTGTAGTACGGCAGGCAGCAAAAAATAACGATGCAGTAAGCAACGCTGTAAACATCAGCATCAGTCCTTTCAATATGTGTTCAAAAAATTTCATTAATTGTTTTGGTTGCCCGGTTGGTTATTTGCTTTTACGTATAAGAACCCTAAAAAGGCGTTACATACAATACTTGTAAATAACATGGTAATCCACTTATCTGCTAAATCCCATTTGCCGTGGTTGGCAGCAACAACACTCATGGCCATTATGAATAGACTAATAACACTCGTTCCAATTACAGCCAGCGCAATTGCACCTTTCATTTTACTGATCTTGTCCCACATCGTTTTTCTTGTTTTTCAGTTCCAGCAATGCAATGCGAATTCTAATGATTAAATGAATAATACCTAAACAAGTAAAAGCTGTTGCAAGAGCGAAAGTGATTTGCTTCTGTGTTATGATGTACAGCAGTTGAAATAAAGCAGTTGCCGAATACAACACAATGCCGTTAATTTTCGCTATGATCAGTTCCATTTTCAAAACAGTTTTCTTAATCCGGGCTTTAGGTTACCAGCCCTATAAAGGGCCGGTAACATACGCCATCATCAATCACCCGGTATAGGTATGGATTAAAGGTTATGCTTGTAAAATCGCTCCGCTGTATTTACCTCTCATGCTGCTAACTAAGGCACGCATCTGGAAGTTGAACACGTCACCCTTTTGTGCAGGATCGTTAAGCGTACTAAACATTTTAAAAGTACCCTGCGCTTTCATTACTTCACTTCCCATAAAGGAGAACGAGCCGAATTTATGTGTGCCGTCTACATATGCTGCGCCAAATGCCGCTTTGGTGTTGGTAGCAGAAACATAGATAGGGTTCTTACTGTACTTGAAAATTTTGAAGTCGTAGTAAATCTCACCGGGCTTAGCCATAAGAGCTTTGTACAGCTGCTTATCTTCTTTCTGAATTTTTGCCAAGTGTCTTGGGCAAAGTACCAATGCTCTATCTGTACCGTCATCGTCAAACTCATTGTATTGACGCTGCAAGTCAATAATTGCATCAATAATACTATCGCCTGCACCCAAGCTTAATACAGGAGTATTGGCTGTATTTGATGCTGGCGCATAAGCGTAAGCCGCATCCATTCCAAGCCTTTTCAATAAAGCCTTTTGATGTTTTTTGGTATACAGCTGGCGTTGATCATACGCAAGCTCAACAGCTACTGCATTTCTTACAATTGAACTATCAGTATCATAGTAATCAAGTGCAATTTCTTTCGGCGTATCTGATGCCACGTTTGCTCCAACAGGGTAAACGTTGTTGTTTTTCATAACACTCGGATCAGCACCGGCTTCTGCAAAATTGATCTTATCGTTATCAACCAGGCTGCTTAAATCCCTTGCAGCTGTCAAGAAGCTGTTTGAGGGATAGAAGTCTTCCATTACATCTGGTAACCAAACTTCCTGTGCGAGGCCGTCAAACAATACAACGTTCGACTGCTGTTTCACAACATGCATAATATAACCGGCAAAGTTTACGCCTGCCATGCACAGCGTAGGGTCGGCATTAATACCGGCAGCGTTACAACTCGAAGCAATCAGTAAACCGATTACGCAGTTAATAAGAACGCCAAATAACAAAGAGGTGTTTTTCATAGATTGATATTGAAAATCTTTAATAGGGTTGCTTAAAAAGGATATTGGATTTTGCTGATTACTTTTTGTATCGCTTTCCGTTCTGATAATCTTTCGCTAAAGCCGTATATCGCTCCGGGTCTTCTTTACGAATGCGGCTAAGCTCTACAGGGTTGTGCTTTTGCAGGTAATCGAAGCATTCCTTTTCTTCGTCTTCACCAGCTGCTTTGCTTAAATTGGATTTACCTTTCTGAATAAGGTCTGTAACCTTAACATCTTTCTTTACTCCGCCTGATTGCGCAGAAGATGCTTGGGCTTCGCCACCTGCAGCAGGTTGCTCTGCTGGCTTTTTGTTCAACTTCAAAAAACTTAAAGCCTGTTTAAAATTGGTTTTACTCAATTCCACAAACAGTGTTTTCTTTTCTTCGCTGTCAAGCTCATTGCTTGCCTCGCCTTCAATGTGCTGGCGCATAGCTTCAGCGTTTTCAGAGTTCAACAGCACTTTATTCAGTGCTTCCAGTACTTCCGCTTCGCTTGCGTTTTCACTCAAGCCGAGTTTTAAAGCGATTTTTTTCATATCAAAAGGTTGTTTTAATTGAGGGATAATTGTTTCACTGTTTTCTGCCGAAAGTGTTACAAAGCCATCTTTCGTTTTCAATGCAAGCGCATTCTTATTGCCGGGCAAGGGTGCTAACGATGCCTCAAACAATTCGCACTCATCAAGCGTTGGCGTATACTGGCTAAACTTCAATTGTTCCGGTGCATCATTCCATGTAATAGGATCAAGGCCAACAGATGCAGCTTTAATGTCGCCGTTCTCAATTTTGCGGATCATGTCTTTTTCAACATCGTTGCCGCCTTCAATTACAATATCGCCAAGCAGTTGCCCTTTATCATTCACCCGTAAATTTTCCCAGTGTCCTAAAGGCACTTCCCATGTGCGGTGGTTAAAGTAAGCAGGGCAATTCTTTTTAGCATTCTCCAATCGTATGCCTTCTGTGCGCACCCAAAAACCATAGGTGTTCACACTTTCATCGCTCAATACAAATGTTTTTCTGAATGCCATTGTTTGCTTGTTTCTGAACACAAAATTGGAATGCAAATCATGCGTAGAAAAATCATGAAAACATGATGGTGTAAATAGTAAACCAACTTAGTGTAAATAGTAAACCATCAGCAATCGGCTTTTTTTCTGCGCCTCTTATGTAACGCACATTTGTAAAGGCATTCAACTACAATTAAACTATGGGCAAACAAAAAACCGAAGAAAAACAAAAAGCCTACGATCTCTATTGCAACACGGGTTTGCTCATTAAAGAAATTGCAGCCGTTGTACATGTAACACCGGCGCAGGTTGGTAAATGGGTAAAGGATGGTAATTGGGAAATGTACCGGGAAGCCCAGCAGGTAACAATTGAAAAGTTAATACATGGTTATTACCAGCAGTTATCTGCTATTAATAAAGATGTGGTCGAAAATCACAATGGCATTCCAACGCCTTCGCACACCGATAGTCAGGTAAAGATCACCAACGCAATTGACAGCCTGCGTAAAAAGTACAACCTCTCATCTTACCACGCTGTATTGCGTGAATACTTGGAGTACGAAATGAAAGCCGATGCAGAAAAAGCAAAACTGTTTGGCCCTCGCATGCTCGACTTTTTAAAATACAAAGCAAAGCAGTTACAGAATGATAAGAACAGTTGATAAAAAACTGATCGTTGATTTTGAGGAACTGGTTGATATTATTAAATCATCAACCAGCGTAGACATATTTGAAAGCGCAGGCGATAAACGCAAACGTATTGAATACCTGCTTTCAAATTATGAAGCGTTTTGTTTTTATTACTTCAAAGAGTATTGCTTTGCGCCAATGGGCTGGTTTCATAAAGAACACTTTCCGCTCATTGCCGCTAACCCGTTTGTTATATACCTCTTACAATATTTCCGTGAGGGCGCAAAAACAACGCACAGCGGTTTGTTCCTCCCAATGTACCTGCATTGCCTTGGCTTGTATTATGGTATACCATACTTAACCGGTATGCTCGTTGGTAGCCATGATGAACACATGGCTGCTGAAAAGTTAATGGATATGCAGGCTAATCTTGAAGCCAACCAACGCATCATTAACGATTTTGGTGAGCAAATGAGTTGGGGCAATTGGGCCGATGGTGCATTTAAAACCAAGAACGATGTTGCGTTCTATGGCTTTGGTAAACGCCAATCGCCACGTGGCACAAAGTTCAAATGGAAACGACCTAACTATGGCTTGGTTGATGATTTGAACGATAAACGCCAGTTAAAGAACGATGCAATTGCTATTGAAGATATGGATTGGGTGCTGGAAGAATTAAAGCCCGCACTGTGGATTAAAAAGTGGTGGTTGGTAATTGCGCAAAACAAATTCAACGACAATACAGTAACGGCATTGCTCGAAGAGAAAGAAGACATTGCCACAACCGTACTGCGTGTTGATATGCGGGATAAAGACGGTAACAGCAATTGGCCCGAGAATTTTACCAATGAGGATATTCAAAAGCTGGAAGATTCGGAAGGCGATGCGTTTATACGTGAGCGTATGAACACGCCTTTTGAATCGGGCACCATCTTCAAAGCCGAAGATTTGGTATGGACTGATCCTTTGCCTTTGAACAAATACGATGGCGTGCTAATTCATTATCTCGACCCTTCATACAAGGCTGGTGAAAAGAGCGATTTTAAATTTTGGGTGCTTATTGGAAAAACTGGCAACAAATACCATGTATTAAAAGCATGGGGCAAACGAACCAGTAGTAAAAAAATGTGGGAGCATGCTTTTGAAGTGGATGAATGGGTGGGCGAACGCCAAACCGTTAAGCATGCAATGGAGGCAAACTTTATACAGGAAGATATTCATAAGGATGAGTTGGAACGTGTAGAGAAAGACAATGGCCGTCCGCTTCGTGTAAAAATGGATCACCGGGATAAACCGAATAAGTTTGAACGTATTGAAACGCTGCAACCGCTGTTCGAACGCCATTTAATTCTTTTCAACATACAGGAGAAACAGGAGGAAGGTATGAAGCTGCTACGCAAACAGCTCCTTGCTTTTGAAAAAGGAAGCAACATCAACGATGATGGGCCTGATGCGTTGGAAGGTGCAATATGGATCATTGACCGTTACGGTAGCAAAGGAGGTCGCAAACCTCGCAGTGGAAAGTTTATTAAAAAAACAAATAGATCAGTATGATTAACCAAACCATCACACAAGCCAACAACACCCGCAAAATAAAAAACATTGTTGTGCATTGCACTGCATCCCGTCAATCATTAACAATTGATGGGCTGTTGAAGGTGTTTACTGATCTTGGTTGGAAGCGACCAGGTTACCACTACACCATTAAAGCAGATGGTACAATTGTATCACTGTTGCCTGAAACGTTAATTGCTAACGGCGTTGCCGGTCATAACGCTGGCAGTATCCACATCAGCTATATTGGCGGTATCGATTCCGGAGGTAAGCCAATAGATAACCGCACACCACATCAAAAGAACAGCCTGCGCATTGCGTTAAAGCTGCTTAAGGAAAAATATCCAAATGCAGTAATTAAGGGCCATCGTGATTTTAGTCCCGATACAAACAAAAACGGCAAGGTTGATTGGTTCGAATACATTAAGCAATGCCCTTGCTTCGATGCGCAGGTTGAATATGCAGATATTAAATAACAACATACATGAAAGTCATCAAACAATTTAAACGCCCGCTGTTAACAAGGATTAAAGAAAGCAAGCTGGTAAAAAAACTGCTTGCATTCATCATCAGCAAAAGCAAGTTGCTGCAAGCTTGGATGCTGCACTACAATTTTAAACACGCCTGCAAGGTTGCAAATGAAATGCGTGCAAGAACGCATAAGAAGCATCAGGTATATAAAATGAACGGCAGGTTTGTAGTAATTGAAAGGCAGCGGGTAAAAGAGCTGCAACGGCAAGGATATTTTAAAACCGGTTTAAACCTCCGTGAGGTAGAAGCCGCTGCATTATACACAACCTATTAATTATGTACGTAGTAAAAACAGACTATTACAGCAGAATCAGTACCGATCTGCTCAACCGCATCATTCAGGAGGCTGCAAACAATGGCGATGATCTTTTGGCCACATGCAGCAAGTTTGCGGAGGATACCATTGCCACCCATGCAAATGTTATATACGATACATCTGCAGAATGGGCAAAAGCCGGTGCAGAGCGCAATGGCTTAATACTGGTTTGGGCCATCAACATTGCTACGTACAATGTTTACCAGCGTATTGATGATGAGGAGGTGCCGCAAAAGGTGATCAAAAATTTTGACGATACAATGGAAGACCTCCAAAAAGTAAGCAGCGGTAAGTATCCGTTAAGCCTGCCGCCCAAACAATTACCGGGCGAAGGTGCTGGCGGCAGCGGCGGCGAGGATGTGGTAACCGATGGCGGAGGCTTGCGCCGCATGGGTTCGCAACCAAAAAGAAGCCACGCCGTATAAGCCCGTTTTGGGCAATTTGTAAAACTTCGCTTAAGGTATCGGTCAAACTATTGTTTAAATGCGTTTAAATGGCCTCAAAAATGAAATCTTTTAAAATTTTCGGGTATTCTATCGGCTTATCAAAAACAAAGGCAGGAAGCGGCCAAAAAACAACAATCGCAAATTCTGCCGAAAAGAAGCGTGCAACCAATGCTATTAAGAAACAAAACAAGCGGGAGGTATCTTATCAGATAGCGGATATCAGAAGCGCATTGGTAATGGTAAAGAACGCCGATGATCCAGACCGTAGCAAGCTGCATGCTATATATGAATACACCGGTCGTGATGGCCATCTGAAATCGCAAATCCGATTAGCCAAGTTTAAACTCAAGAGCGAGCCGTGGTTATTATATAATGGCGAAACGCCTGACATAGAACTTACAAAGCAGTTCCATAAAAAATGGATGAGCAGGGTAATTGAGTACATTCTCGAAAGCGAGTTTCACGGATACAGTGTAATAGAATTAACTGTTGAAGAGGATGGTAATGTAACTGTTAAGCTCATCGATCGTCCGCATGTAAGTATTGAAAAGCAACTGATACTTATTGAGGCAACATTAAACGGCCCGGTTATTCCTTACGCTGATGTAATGTGGGAACTCGATTTAGTAGAGTTTGGCGAACGTGACGACCTTGGTACGTTGCTGGAATGCGCTTACAATGTTATTTGGAAATATTACAGCCGTAGCGATTGGAGCCGTGCAAGTGAAAAGTGGGGCATGCCGGTGCTGAAAGTAATTGCCGATACCAATGATGATGCGGAACTGGATGATATGGAACGCCGTGCCGCTAACTTTGGCACCGATGGTTATGTAATACTGCAAAAGGGCGATGAAGCTGAAATGCTCGAACGCAGTGGCGATAACGGCCATAAAATTTACAGCGATAACATTGCGTTGTGCAACGATGAAATAAGCAAGATTATTAACGGGCAAACAGGCAGCAGCGACCAAAAAGCGTTTGTTGGCAGTGCAGAGGTTCACGAACGTGTAATGGACGACTTTACTATTGCACGGATGCAAAACGTGGTAGATGAAATGAATGAGCGTTTTATTCCTTACCTCGTTTACAAAGGACTGCTAAGCGAAGGCGTAACATTCGATTACCCCGAACTGCGCCGTATTCGTGAAAAGAAACTCAACGGCACACCAACCAAAACCGATCCCGAGCCAAAGCCCGGTGATAAGAAAAAAGAGGAAGACAAAACCAAAGATGATCCTCAGCCTTAAACCTTAAACCATAAAGTTTTTACACTTGTCCTATTTACACGAACGTGGTGTTGTTGTTTGTACTTGCGGCTGCGAGGGTGCATATTTCCTAAGCAGCAAGCAGGAGCTTGGCGTATCAGTAAACGTTGATGAACTGATAGACCAGGTGATTAAAAACGTGTACGATGGCGAAAGCAACAGCAAGCAACAAAACCGCCAGTTAGTACAAGATGAATATGCAAAGTTTCGGGAAGCAATTAGGGAAGGAACTGGCAAACTGGCTGTAGCTGTTGAATACGGTACACCTAACCACGAAATGCTTAAAAACCTGCAATACAATGTTGCAGTGTTTAGTGCTTTTAAAAAGCACGATATGATGAAGGAACTGGTAAAGCAGCTGCGAGATGATAAAGGCAACCTCAAAAGCTTTAGCGAGTTCAGGAGCGGTGCAAAAGAATTGGTTGGCACGTATAAGGATAGATACCTGCAAACCGAATACGATACCGCTGTACGCTCTTCACGCATGGCTGCACAGTGGCAAAGCTTCCAGCGAACCAAGCGGCTTTATCCGAACCTTAAATACGTTATTAGCCGCTCAGCTGTAAAGCGGGAGGATCATCTTGCACTCGTTGGTACAATCCTTCCTATCGATCATCCGTTTTGGATAACCCATTTCCCGCCCAATGGTTACGGCTGTAAATGCAGTGCAAGGCAAACCGATGAAAAGCCAACCGAAGAACCAGCAGGCGTTGAGATTAATGATGCGTTTGCATTTAATCCGGGTATTGAAGGAAAGGTGTTTGATGTTGAGAAGCACCCTTACGCACAACTACCACAGAAAGAGTATAAAACTGCAGCACACGAAGCACGTGGAGCGTATTACCACTACGAAAAGAAGGTACAGGAAAAACAGTGGATGGAAGATGTGGCAGGAAAGCAAAAGGTAAAAGTAGAACGCCTGCAAAAGCCGGTTGAGTTTAACCACTCTTCATTCGAAAAGAACATGCGGCTGGATAATGGTGTGTGGGACAGGTTAAACCTGCTCAATAACATTAAAGAAGTATTGCAGGATGCGGATTACCTATACGAGGAAGAGCCAAAGAAACCAAAACAGCACGTTGCTAAATACCATGTTATGAAGTACACAAAAAACGAAAAGGCTGTAATTATTTACTTGGAGGAAAGGAAAAACGGACAAACGGTACTGTACAGTTTACACCCTCAAAAAAAATAGCTTCCGAAAAAAGCGATCCGGGAAATTATCCGGGACTTATTCGGAAGCCGTTACAAAGATATACTTTTTTATGGCATTGGATGATGAACACATAAAAGGAGCTGATAAGCTGGTGGCAATTCTAAACGAGTTGAACCAGTTTATTGAAAACGATATTCCTGTAATTATTGGAGTAGAAGCGGTAAACCATTTTAAACAGAGCTTCATTAACGAAGGGTTTACCGATACAAGCTTAACCAAATGGGCAAGTCGTAAAAGCAAACGTACAGGTGGCACAAACAGCCAGCCAATACTTACCAAAAGCGGCGAGCTGGGCGATAGTATTGATTATAAAGTGCAGGGGCAAACCGTTCTTATTTATACAGATAAGAAGTATGCACAAATACACAACGAGGGCGGTAAAATAACCGTTACACCCAACATGCGTAAATACTTTTGGGCGCAGTACTATATGGCTAAGGAGGCTGGCGAATCAGAACTGATGCAACAGTACAAAGCAATGGCATTGGCAAAGGAAATAAAGATTGAAAAACGGCAGTTTATTGGCGAAAGTGCAGTGCTTAACAGCAACATTACCGATAAGATACTACGGGAACTAACCGCAATTTGTAACAGCTAAAAGGGAAATAAAGGGGTATTTACTATGAACACTTATAACATTTACAAAGGGATTAAAGCCCGTTTAAACGTCGTTGCGCCGGTATTTTACTTTATTGGACAATACCTGCGAGGCAAGGATAATACCAGCTACAAAGTACCCGCCCTGTACATTGAAATGCCAAAAAACCTACAAATAAACTACTTTAACAGGCAGGCTGTTGCACGCAATGCAGAGGTTAAAATACACCTCATTTCAAACGCTCCGTTTAAAAACCACGATACAGGCGTGCAGGATAATTCACTTAACGATCATCAGGCAATGATAGATGAAGTATGCGAGCTGCTGAAACATTGGGCATTGAAGAATGCAGAAAACAAACTGCTTACACAGCAGTTTACCTTAACCAATGTAAATGCAATGTATTTCGATGGAATGAAGGTGTGGAGTATCCTTACATTTAAAACAGAGTTCAACAATATTTAAGCAGCAGAAGCCTGCCGCATATACTTTGCAACCGTTTTTGTTGCAGGTACTTTTGGCTCGTTTACTTTCTTAAGAATGTTGTTAACCGTAGCGGGAGAAAGATAAACCTCCTTGGCTGTTTCAATAATAACCTCCGTAATAATCCATTTGGGGTTACGCTTCCGGTGGTAGCGATACCTTTCCAGTACAAATAAATCCCGTTGATGTTTAAGTGAGGGGTTTCGAGCCATGCAAGATGCAAGATGTGTACTTCAAATATAACAGGTTCTTTGAATTTCAAAAATCAGTTACTATCTTGTTTTCAAATACTACCACATGAAACACATTATACTCGCATCAATCCTAACCCTTTTTTCCTTCTCACTGTCGGCCCAAAAAATACATATAGGCAAACCCTTTAACGAAGTGGGTAACGAGCTTTCTGCACTTATATACGAACGCTATGGCATGGCAGAGGTAAGTAATGAAATGAAAGACGGCATTGTTGTAACAGTATTTAAACCGAAAGTATTTACCGGCGAAAAGAAAAGCCTGGTACTTAGCTATAAAATAAACGATGCCGGTATTGTTGAGCAAGTTACTGCCGAAGGCGATTACAAAGAAGTGTCTGCACTGTTTACAGATTATTGGAAAATAAAAGCGGACTACAAGCCTTCTAATGGTATAATTGCCCAAAAACATTTTGCTGGCGATGTAATCCGCTTTTCAAGAAAGTCCGGTACAACTACGGCACTATTAGTTATTACCGGCAGCTGATGTTTTAACCTTATTCAATACATCCCTTAGTTGCTTCATGTTACGAATGTGGTTAATAGCTACATCTGCTGTTTGGCCTTGTTCATCTTTAATGCTTGTAATTGCATACTCAATCATAACATCATCAATTGTTTTAGATAAAGCCTGAGCCGGAACGTTTTCAAAAAGGCTGGTTAACTCTTGCATGGTAAGTCCTGTGTTTTTGTGTGGTTTACAAATAAATGGGCCGCACAATTTAAGTGTGCGGCCCATTCAAAAAAAAGGCATTTTGCAAACGTGCTACACCTTGTTTACAAGGTGTTTATAAACCTCTGTAAACTGGCTTACCAGCTTTGGAAGTTCGGCATAACTGTATTTGTTCAATTCTTTTTTCAGGTAGCTTTTACTGGTCATCCATTCGTTAAGAACCTTAAAATCAACTTTGCCGTCTTCGGTTTCCCAGCCCATACGGTGGCACATGCTTAAAATTTTACGGCGCATCTGGTTGGCACTGGCATTTTCCTGTGTAGCTGTTTTATTAGCCTCTTGGTTAAGGTAGCGTACAAGCTCGTTTGCTTCATGCACGGTTAACTCTTTTACACTTTCGGTACGGCCATTGCTAAACCCGTACACTATAGCGTTCTTTTGTGCTGTTAATCCTGTTTTGCCAAGCAGGCCGTAAATAGCTTTTATGTTGCTGTATGGTAAACTCATTGTACTTTATCCCATTCGGTTTCAAAAGCCTCGCTACGCAGGTACGTATCGGGGTATTTCTGTTCAATTTTCTTACGCTTTAAAAAGCGTTTGTAGGCCGGTATGCTCATGTATGCCTTTAGTTGTTTTATTTTGCTCATGGCCTTCCAAAGCTGCTCTGTGCGTTTCCTTTCAACCTTGTAACCGTATTCGTTCCAAAACGAATCAAACGAAATTTCAAAGTCGCACTCAACCGCTTCAAGGTTGGATGTTTGGCAAAATCCTTCAAGGCTATCTATCAACACCGGCATCTTTTTAACGAGGTAGGCAACCTGCTCAAAGCTGGCACCGCTGCCGCTGAAGTCTGCTATTTGCAGCAAGCCGTCCCCATTGTATGTAATGAGGATCGGCCCAGCCATTTTACTGCTTGTTACTTGAAATTTGCGCATTGGTTATGCTGTTTTTTTAAACTCCGAAAAGTATTCTTTGATTACTTGGTGTAACGATGATCTGTTGCCACGCTTTTCGATGTCGAGATATTCACATATATCTCCTGCTGCCGTCATAGCATCATCTGCATCTTCAATAATCTCTAAAATTCCCAACTCCTGAGTAGGCGTAAATGATGCCCAATGAATTGCTGATGCCAGTAAATAAATGATCTGATTCTTTTCCATTTGATTGAAGTTTAAATTATTGATTAATGAATGTTTACCAGTAAATAATATCGCCGTTAAAAGGCAGGCTGTTGTGCTGTTGCCAAAACTTAAACATGGCTGCAAAATTTTCAAAGCCATCTGCTTTGGCAAGGTTGTGCCTGTCGGCACTTGAAAGTTTCTTGCCGTTTACATACACTTTGCCGTCTTCTTTTATCACTATATCATCAACGGCTCTGCATGTCTTCTCTGCAATCTTTTTGCAGTACTTGGTACGCATCCCGTAATACAGGTAAAGTGTATCGCCGGGCTTTGCTTGGCCCTTGCGTTTGCCTCTGATGGTTTGTTGTTTTGTACCATTCTCAATAGGATCAATAAATTGTTCTTTGAATGAATATGCTGGCATGTTATGTTGTTTAAGAAAGTGATTCAATTGCTCTGTTCATCAACCACTCCATTGCAGGAGGCGTAACAGCATTACCCAATTGCTTTACCTGATGCTTGCCACTGCCAAGTACAACGTAATCGTTGTTAAATGCCATTGCCAGTTTTATTTCATTTGGCTTAAGCATACGGTAATAGCAATCTTCATATTCAGGTTGTTTGTAGTTCACCATCATGTACCGTTCTTTTGTTGTGGCTGCACCCAATGGTTCTGTTTGATTGGTTGATTGATTGCTGCCGTAGTAATAGCTGATGAAGCTGTTAAATTTATCGGTTGATATAATGCCGTGGTAAGGAACTGTAGTAGCGCAGGCGAGCGGACTTGTTATTTCTCTTGCATTACTCGTTTTTTTATTTTCAACAATAAACGGAGGCGTTACAATACCCATGCTTTGCCTTACAGTTTGTGTTTGCATGGTTTCAGTTGTTGATTTTGCATAACCGTCTAATAGAGTATGCTCACCTTTCACAACAAATGGAAAAACCATTTTATAATGACTGGCTGTTGGTATAGTACCGATTGTTTCCTGTGCAGATTTTACACGGCACTCAACGCCAGTGCTGTGCTGGTCGTTAATGATGTATGGATGAACAATAGCCTGTGTTGGCAAAGTAGTTTGTGTGAATGCAGATTTAGTTAATGGCCGCACTACACCTCTTGCCTCCGGCCCGTACAAACTATGCATCAGCATAGGTTCGCTGCCATACTTTTTTAAACCATACTTCACACGCCTTTCAGTGTTGGGGCTTAGTGGTTTCTTACGATCACCGATACGTGTACCAAAGTCGCTCCAATCAATACAGTTAAATGCTGCATAGTAGTAAGGTTCAACAATTGTTCCGTCATTTGGGCAACAGTAAACATACTGTTGTTTATACTTGCCAAATTGCTTTTTAGAGTGCTTCCATGTTTGTACGGCATGTACATTTTTTTCACAGCGAGGGCAATGCGCTAAAGGAGTATAATCTAACAACGGAGCTTTGTTGCCTTTTTTCCAAAACACGATGTACATCCTGTCACGACTTTGCGGTGTTGGATGGCAATGCATGCTGTTTAAATAAACACATTTGTGCATGTAACCAAGCAGGTGCATTGCCTGTAACCAGGCTTCCCACATAATCCACTTACGTGCATCAACTACATTCTCAACAATAATCACATTGTATTTGTGATATTCTGCAAACCGGCAAACATCCCACATGGTAGCACGACTTCGCTCAGCAGCTGGGTCTAACTTTCCCTGATCAAACATGTCTATTTGCTTTTGCACCTGCTTTTGTCCTTTTGCAAGACTGTGGTTTGTACACTCCGGGCTTGTAATAAGAATGTCCGTTGTTGGATAGCGGCGTGGATCACATGCGCTGATGTCTGTACAATCGTGCAATGTGTTAGGAAAGTTGGTGTTGTGCGTTTCAATTGCAAGTTTCCAATGGTTAAGTGCAAGCTTAACTTCTGCGCCTGCTTTTACAGCTCCTTGGCTGCTGCCGCCAGCTCCGCAAAACTGATCGGTAACGGTGATGTAAGAATTTTTGATGGGCATATTGTGTTAGTTGTTTAAATACTATTTGAATACTTTAAAAATGATGCACTTCCTTTCGCCGTGTACGTTCAGTTTCCATATCTCTGCGTACTTATCGTTTATCACAAAGCATTTGTAAAAGAAACGTGGCTGGTAGTAAGCTTTTGAAATGTGCAGGCTGTCGAGTTCTTTATGAAACTGGTTTTTAAACTGCTCCACACCCGAAATCCATTCGTATTTAGCAATCTCTTTTACCATCATTGATACTTTGATGTGTCCAACGGCGGTTGCGTAATTAAGCTCTGTTAGTTGCAGCATGTGTATTTGTTTTTGTTTAATCGAAATGCCTATTGTTGCAGTAATAGAATTTATTGATCCACATAAAGTATCTCATGCGGCAACTGTATGTATTGAACCTTCTGCTTAGTCGTTTTAATGCCTTTTCTGTTTTTAATTCAATTCGATATTCCATTTTGTTATAGTGTTAAGCTTATTAAATTTTTTAAGTGAAGCTGTAAATAGTACCGGCCACTACAATTGTCCATGTAATGAACCATACAATCCAAAATGCGTTATCGCCTGTGTTGAGCCATGTAGTAAATCGTTTCATGTTGTTGTTTTAATTAATTGTTTCGGTTTTATATCGGTCATGATTTGTACAAAATCGTACACAACCATTTTCTTTGCTATGTTGCTGCGTATGGTTTCCTCTTCTTTGCTTTTACCCAGCTGATCGTGAACCTTTATACGCTTTTGCATTTCGGTAATGGTAACAGGCCGCTTCTTTAACCACTCCTGCCTGTACACACATGCGCTGTAGATGTATTCTTTGTAGAAGTCTGCACTTATCCAACCCTGTTCAACTATCCAGTCGTAAGCCGCTGGCATTATTACATCAATCATCAGCTCACCTTTCTCCTGCTTTTCTTTCAGGTGTTGTATATACTCATGCATGGCTTACAGTTTGTGAGTTGCGGAGAAAAACTACTGCCGTAGTTCCGTTTATTGGTTTGGCCATACGCTTAATGCGCTCAGCATCATTACGTATATTTTCAAGAGTGCTTGCGGTAATAAAGAAGTGCCGGTACGTTCTGTAATAGGTTCGCTTAGCTGGCATCTCCACCAGTTCCAACACTTCTTTGTGTTTATCGTTGCAGCGGTAAAAGCGGTCGCCAATTACTAATTTGTCAACCGTGGTCACATTGTTTCTGTTCATACGGCTTTCATTTGAGGTTCTGTAATTTCAAGTTGGTCGCCGGGCTTTGCAGGTAACTGTGCCTGCATGTATTTTTTCCATTGTGGTTTTACAATGGCACGTTCCTGCCAAATAACAAACGGAGTATTGCCACCGTAACGGCTGATGGGGTAAGCAACGTAATCGCTCACGTGTATCTTAATATCAACATCGTACTTAATCTCTTTTGCATAACTGCCACTTGGTTCTTTCCCTTCTGCATGGCTAATAAGTATGAAGCATTTTTTACGAAAGCGTTTGCGCAGCCATTTCCACTGGTCGTAAGTCATGCGCATGTGTTGCACGCTGTTAATAACAATAATGTTGGGGCTTTTCTTTTTGCTTAGCCTGTATACAAGATCATCGTAGCCCTCACGGTCAATCAATACAATCTTACCGGCTATGTCTATCATGTTACTTTCACGAAAAGCTTTTTGCATGGTTAAACTGTCGCCTTCTTCCAAACAATCGAACAGGATGTTGCCATGTGCAGCAAGTACCTTCACCATTTGCAACACGTATCTTGTTTTACCATTGCCACTCATGCCCCAAACAATAGAGCTGAAGCAACTTGCTACTTCGCCAATGTGTACCTTCCATTCGTTGGGCAACTGCCAGCAGTCGTATTTCTTTTCAAGCAGTTCCTTTACACCAAGTCCACGCTTAAGTCTGCGCTTGGGTGTGGGTGTGTTGTTTTGTTCTTGCATTTAATTAATTTGATGATGGGGAAATAAGGGGGTGTTTACTTGCGCTTATACTGTTTCAAAATCCATTCTACTTCATCGGGCGATGCGTTAACATCAATAAATACATGGGTCTTACTGTCTATTTTAACGGCCCGTTTACCTTCGTAACTAACCTCCTTTGTTTTGTAACTCCGTTGGTTTAAGCGCAGGTGCTTTTCGCTTCTGCGTTTGCGCTCAATCTGTTTTTTCGTGGGCTTACGTACTTTCTTTCCGTAGGTTCTTGTAATACCAAGCTGTGCAGCCATTGTATGTATAGAGCTTTGTGTGCGGTTGAGATGCTGTTGAATAATTTCCGTATCAATGCTGCCATAGTTGTTTTGCAAATACTCTTTATCTGCTGTAAGCCATTTTGTTTTTGCCATTGGATTATTTGGTTTAGTAAGTTTTAAAAGTCCACCGTGTAGAAACACAGCAGAGGAAATCACCATTAGAAACATTATGCTTTAATGCTGCTGAAATTCAGGTCTACGTTTTGGTAGTCGCCTTGCTCGTCACGCACCCAAATGCGGAAATAGCTTTTGCTGGTTGGGCGTGTAACACTTTGCGCAATAAGGTCGCAGGCTTTATCCCATTCCTTTTTTATTTCTTTATTGGAAATACGGCTGCTGTGCTTTTTTAAACCAAGAACCTTTTTAGTGTCCAACTTGCCGTTGGTTGATTGAAATGCTTCAGTTGCAACACTCTTTACAAAGTCATCTCCGTTTAAGTTTCGTTCGAATATGTTTGTAATGATTTCTTTTGCTGCATCTATCAGGGTATCATCAAATCGAATGCTTTCATTTACGTTGATCTCAATTTTAATACTTTGGTCAAAGTTGTACCAGGTGTAGTTGCCTTTATTGTTGGTTTTAATCTTGGCATCCTTGCGAATAGCAGTAATTACTTCCTCACAGGCTTCCTGTACGTAGCGTTTAAATTCAGAAAGCAGCAGGTTAATACTAAAAGCTTTCTGCGCAATACTGTAGGCTTTCTTTTCACGCAGGCGTTCCGATTGTGTGGTTCTGTTGTAAGGGATAGATGCGCCTGATTCGTCATGCCATTCCTTGTCTTTCGATGTTTGTAACTTTACGTGGTGTGTCATTTTCTATAATATTTATTTGTTAACGAAGAATGTAAACGGGTAAGGGTTTCAGCTGGCAAACGAGGTCGTTGATCGATTGCAGTGCAGCCAGCAATTGCTTGTGTCTGTCCTGCCTTTCCGATGCTGTTGCTTCGGGGTGTTCATCCAGCCACTTTTTTAATGCACGTGCTTCATCTTCTTTTGCATCGAGTTCTTTCCTTACTTCTTTTGTGTGTTCTAACCGGCTAAGCATATCAGCCGTTTTTGCTGTGTTTAATTGCATGGGTTTTAATTGGGTTATGGTTACTTTTTTACTTACGGTTGGATACTTGCGCTGTTGCTCACGTTCTGTTTTCATAAAGAGCATGTACAGAACTGTAATAATGAGCATGGCAATTACATGGAATAGTAAAAACATGGTTATTGCTTTTGATTAATTAATGTGGGGTTGCGCATTTCGTTTTCAAACTCTCCACGCATGTGCCGGAAGTCGGCCATGATAAACTGCTGGTGCAGGCTGTTGCTGTCAAACACATACTGGTGCAGCTCTCTGTACCTTGTATTGCGTTTGCTTTTATGCGTGCTGTATAATGCATGCAGTATAAACTTATCATCAGCTTCGTTCCACGCACACATCCACCATCTCCAAAATATTTTTGTTCGGTACAGGTCGTCAATTGACAATACACCCGACCAATAGAATTCAAGCCAAGCCCTTGCAGTATCAATCTGAAAGTTGTTGTATTGATCTTCGGTCATAGTTGTTAAGTACAGTACCGATTTTTTGTTGTATCGGTTTTGTGCTAATAGTTTGGATGTGCGTGGCGTTTGCATGGTGTTTAGTTTAATTGTGATTGGCGTTTGAGTTTTATTACCTCCTTTCGCACACGGCGAAGACTGCCGTTTGTTTTGGTTAACAGCGTATCGATCTCTTTTGCGTTGGGGTAGTTGGCCTGAATAATAAGAGCAGATTGTTTTCGCATAAATGCAACACGCTCGTCAGTTCCTTTTGGTATTGCTTTCTGATACCTTGCACCGTAACGGGTAAATATTTCGGTAAAGCCAACCTTACGATTCGCAATACCACGTTCCATCTTTGCCTCTAAACCATCTGCACCCATCATGTACCATGCGCAATGGTTCTCTGTTGCATTCCACAAGGCTTTCAGTTCAAGGAAAGCGGCATAGTCCAAATCACCGGCTTCATCTAAAATGATGATGGGTGTAGGTATTGCTTTCAGGTAATACACCAAGTCTTCAAATACATCGCTGTACTTTCCAGTATGGTCAATGCCAAACTCTTTTGCAATGGCACGTACAAGCTTCTGCTTGCTCTTAACTAATGAGCAATCGATATACACCGCACTCTTATGGCGTCGTACATATTCTTTTGCCGTATGGCTTTTGCCTATATCTGCTTTGTCGCAGAAGATGCCTGTAGTGCTTTCACGCTGGCAGTACTCGAGCTGCTTGGTAATGTATAAGTAAACAGGAGTTGCAGCTGTAACCCATTCAGGTTCGTTGCCTATTGTAACATTTAAGCGGCGTGCAATGCTTATCCATTTTGGTTCACTCAGTACCTTTTCAGTCACGCCTTTCTTAAGTTGAGAATATGCACTCTTGTGAATGCCAAGTGAATTGGCATAGGCAACATCACTACCGCTGAAATTTGGGCGGTTGTTAAGCATTGCCTTTACTACTTTCTGTTTAATGTCTGCGTTCAGGTTCATACATTTGTTTTTATTGTGTTAGTAATGGCCGTTGGTGTTCGCAGCATCAGCGGCTTTTATTTTTAATAAGGCTATTGGTAGCTCTGGTACACTTTCGCTGCTCTGAGTCCAACAAGCAGACCTTATTTGTTTTATAAATCGTTCATTGCTTTATTCAACCAGTAATCATCATTCGTATCTATATCATCGTCCAGCTGTTCTGTTTCTATCGGTTCATCATTTAAAACAGGGGTCGCTAACGTTTCATCAAGGGAAATAGGGGTACTGTTATTCGCATGGAAAGCAACTTTCCTTGCAAGTTTTTCACTGTTATCCCTAACCATTGTGTTGAATTCGGTTACATAAGCAAACTGTTTGTTGCGTATGTGCAGGTCTTCGGCAGTTTGCTCTGCCTTCGCTTCATTAAAGCGCTCAAGCTTATCGCATGTACAAATGAATTGCCCGTCTTGGTATAAATGAACTTGGTTAATGTTGCCGTTTACATCCGGTATGTAATGCGCAACAACTGTTAAGTCGTTAAGTAATTCAATTACTTTAGGTGATGGCAGTTGGTACAGATCATTCTTAACTCTAACCTTTTGGCTCCGCTGAACACTTGTTACAACCTTGTAACCGATGTATTGAGAAATTAACGCAAGATCAGGCTCTACAAGTTGCGGGTTTTGATATTCACATAATACCTGCCACCTTGTTTTACCAGCATACTTTTCCTGATTTGGATGCAGGCTGTTATTCCATTGCTGTATATCGTACTCTTCGTTAGCAACAATCTCATCGTAATGAAAGCGGAGTTTGTTTTTATCCTCGTTCATACGGTTTGCTTCAAGCCTTGCAAAAGGTCTGCGTTGGAAACCTTCACGCTTCGCCTGGTGCTGATACTTTTTACCTTTAATGAAACCCTCTGCACGTTTTTCCTGTGGGTTACCACCTCTACAGAATCGAACAAAAGGAAACAGATAGCCGTCTTTTAAAAGATCATCAGCAAACGTGTTAGAAATGTGTTGTTCAACTTCAATTTCGGCAGGCGTTCCCCATCCGTTGTTAATGATCAGTCTGAACATATCCATAACAGCAGCGGTAAATAATCCACGGTTCTTTTCTTTTCCGAAGGCTCTGCCAATTACACAACCGCTTGTAACATCAAATATTTGGTAACTCCATACACGTGTGCCGTCAGGCATTTTAAACGGTACATTAATATCATCCATCGATATTTTACTGAAGGAGTAAACAGGTGCATGCCTGTGCATGTGTGGGCGGCGTGTACTGCTGAAATCGAGGCTTGATGTACGGAACTTGTCAACAGTAATCCTGTTAATTGGTTTGTTGATGTAATTCCATACTGTTGTATCGCTTATGGTAATAGGATCACCATCTTTTACAAACTTGCTGCGATCAAACACTTCACCGCTATGTACATCCACAACATCAAGCTCTCCGTTCATGAAGCGTTCGTATATCTCATGCACTTCTTTTGCATAAGGCTTGCCGTTTTGGATGTACAGGCTAAGGATCAGTGCTTCTAAATCTTCATCAACCTTGCGGTTGTTTTCATTACCGGTGCGGCCATCAATCAAACTTTCGTAACCATCTTTCTTATACGCTTTAAAAATTGGTTTCAGGCGGCGGTCGCTCGTTGGTAAAGTGTTGGGAAATTCCTTTTTCAGTTCCTTAACGATAGTGCCTGCTGTTTTCCAAAACTGATCAAGCGAAAGGTTAAGCGTTTGCTTAAGCTTCTTTTTATCACTCAGTAAAAGAACAAATGCATTAAGTATTGCAGCATCGTTGGCGTATTCTAACCGGCGTTCAGGTTTAATTTTTAACCGGCTGTCCTGAAAGAACTGTATGGCTTTGTGGTCGGCTTTAATCAGGTCACGTATTGGCTGTTTGGCCATGTACTCGTGTGGATCAATACCATTGCACAGTACTTCTTTCACCAGCTGCTTATACATTTCAGGAAGCGAATCGTATTCTATCAATACATTTCTTCCGTTTCCACCTCTTCCATGAAAAACTACAGTGCCTCTATTCCTCCAGTTACGATAAGTTGTAACTGGAATAAGCCCATTGAATAGCTCATCGTAGGTTAAACACAATATGGTACTGTTGAGGTATTGCATTTGTGCTTATTTGAATTGAACCAGTTCTTTTACCTTATCAAGTAGTTTGTTTTGCCCCTCTACAATGAGTATTTCGGCCAATTCTATGCGCTGTCCGAGGTCTGTTTCGTTACTTCTTTGGCCATTACGTACCGCTTTTACGGTGTTTGGAGAGCACTCAACCACGTAGGCGATAGTTTTATGCGAGATAGATGAGCGTTGTTTATTAGGACGTTTCGAGTTTTTTAGAGTATTTTCGGCCATGTAGTATCTTTTTTCAGATACAATAATAGATAGAAATCTATTTATACCAAAAAATTATTCGATTTATTTTTAATAAATTTTAGATTTATATCGGTGAGACATATTGAAAGACTATATGAATACTTGAAAAAGAAAGACTTATCTGCTTATGAGTTTGAACGTAAGGTGGGCTTGTCTAATGGCTACTTAAACAGCAGAAAAGGTGGGTCACGTGGCTTAGGTAGCGAGATACTTGAAAAAATATACAATCAATACCCCGATTTAAATCTAATATGGGTAATTACAGGTACTGGAACAATGCTTTCTGATTCTAAAAATGATGAGATAGGGGAAGTAGGGCTGAATACCCAACTGAATACCCAACTGAATACCCAAAACGAAAATCAGCCCAAAAATCAAAATAAACCCGGTGCAGGATCGCACGAAAGCGAGCTGCTCAAAATGCAGAACATGGTTATACTAAGCCAGCAGGATCAAATTGAGGTTTTAAAGGCCGCAAATGCCGATAAAGACAAGATAATTGCATTGCAGGACGATAAATTAAACAGCGGAAAAAGCGGAGTTAAATAGCGTTTAAACGATAACCGGTTATTGCAGGCAGAAAATTAAAGTGGAATGCAACTATAATTCAACTACAGGACGTTTTGAATTTTGCGTTTGTTTTGGGCAAAAATCCCTGAAACCATTGATAATGCTCACTTTTTGCGCAATTTATGCTTTCTCTTCTCTCTTATTTTTTATGACAGTTAGAACTAACCCCCTTATATTTTGT